CAAGCTGTTTATTTAACGATTGGATTAATCCACCCAATCAGTCTTTTAATGATTTTAATTATTTTCGGAATTTGGATTACCGAAAAATAATTACCTCAGAACGCACTTTCGTCATTTGTACCCTCACCATGGAGATAAATGCCCATTGTGAGTCCAGTACAATTACGAATTTGAATTCTAAAGGAGTCTAGATACCCTTCTCTCAAACTGCGTATTTGTTTGAAGTCTAGTATCCCTCTTTTTGATCTCTTAGATCGAGGTTTTATGTTCAGTGGTTTTGAACATAATTAAATCGTGTAGCCTTTTTAGTCAAAACGCTACCTTTCGAAAAAACAACAACTACGGTGTCGTCTGTTCTAGATGATGAGTCCGTGTCCTGCCGCTGATTTTATCAGCCGCAGGGAGACAATTAGAGTATGTCTTTAATGATACTCTTGAATGGCAAGATAATTCTTCCACCCCTCTGAGTTCCGTCTCTTCAACGGAATGTATCCTGTCACCCTGACACAAACTGGCCGTTTTTATCAACGGGTGTATGGAGTCCCACTCCCAAACTGGAATACCTTTACTCTCAATTTAAAAATTAATAAAAATTTTCTATGTACCAAGCCAATGTTTTTGGAATTGATCTACACCAAGATTGAGATTTGATTGGATCATGTCTGTTAGTTAACCCTATTGCAAGCAATTCGTAGTAGGGGGTTACCCAGCATCGATCGTTCAGATTACGACAGGTAGAAACTAATTTATTGAGGAGACCCGACCCAAGATAAATTAAGCCTATCACCGTGCACTGAAGCTCTAAATAAAGAGTAAAACACAAAAAGCTGTATTCAGCCCTAGTAGGAACACCGGTAAGGACCATTTGACCATTCAGGCCCTACTTTGTACAAATCCCTGACACGCCTTGTGCGTGACCCCAACGGTCCCTTCGACCCCTCACCCTAATAAGACATGCGCTTACGTCTTATAGGGGGAGCACCCTCAGTCTCTCTTTAGCTATACCCCAATTTGAGAACCTTATCTTCTGTTCATTCAGGAGTCTGGGAGTAATGACCCAGGAATAGGACAACTCATTTTGTGATTAGTGATCTGAGCGAACGTTATAAGGCTTATAACACAATTCGCTGTGAAGATCCGGGATCCTGGTTAACCATCACCAGGGGAACCGTTCTGTGAGCACCCGTTGTAATACTTTTACGGAAATTAAGCCCTTCCGTGAAAGATTGCTTTGGGTGTTGGGTGTTTTGGTCGACTTATTCTTTTAATTAATTATGAGTCGTCTTAACACACAACCCTCAAACAATTTTTCACGCCCCTTCGCCGCCATTCAATCTGGCCGCCATACCCTTAGCCGCTCTTCTGAGCCTGCTGAGGTCACCCAACGCATTCAATTGCGTCCTAAAGTCCTTGATCAGGCCACTAATTATCTCAGTTACTTTGAGAATCTTAGTGAACAATGTGGGTTTTTCTACCCCTGTGGTATGAAATACATGAAATTAGTTGACGACAGTCTGTATCATTCCGGATTCCCCCCACAATCCGACGATGACACAGTTAAGACATCCAACCTGTCGCAACACAAACCTGACCCCGCGGACTCCGTTTCCGTGAGCAGTAATGACACAACTGTGATGGTGTCAAATCTTCCCGTCCGTAATCAATCCGAGAAGGATTTTTCCAATTCCAAGTACCTCGCACGTAAGGAGCGTGAGTTGAAACAACTCCGAACTGAGCGGAATAGATTTAGGAAACAAGCTGCTCAGCTAAAGGATAAAATTGTTCGTATTCAGCAATCCAAGAAATATACCAAAACCGAGAATCAGAATCTTCTAATTGGTATTTGCCGCTTACTGGACACTTCTATCGCTCTTGATAGATGTACTCCGGAATTTATTAGATCTATCAACAAATTGAATTCAAGAATAGATTTCCGAATAACAACTGACTCTCCCTCAATTGCCACACGCTTTGTTGTCAAGATCATGCTTTGTGAGCGTCACTCTTGCAATATGCTCTGTATAGAGGATCAGCTCGCGGATAGAAAAAGCCAAATCGCTCTCGAATACACTCATGAATTTTCCAAAATCTACACCAAGAGAAGAGTACAAATCACCCCTTTTCCTACATTTATGGAATTAACTCATCTGTACTTTGTGGATGAATCCTCAATTGAGAATTCCATTTGTCCGACCGATGAGCCATCCCCGGAGGCAAAAATGATCTGTTTCTTTTCTAAGGCCGTAATGATTTGTGCGGACCTTGTTGCCGCTAAAACATGGCAGGAAATAGTCTATGCTGTTGTCCGATCAATCACATTAACCTCAACCCCTGAACTGGTCGCCAAGATTATTGGTGATATGGGGGAATTGGAGAAATTTGTTAGACTTAGACTCCTTCCTTTTTCCCCAGCCAAGAATCAAAATATTATTGACGATGTTAGAGACTTAATTAGAACAGGCGTTGGTCTTAACGAAAAGATTAAGGAAATTCCCATTTTGTCACTCCTTGACGAGGTTATGTGTCTGTCCACGTTCTTCTGGTTCGGCGAAACAATTCCAGAAAGTTCTATGTACAGGAAGATATTAGCCCGCAACACTAAACTTCATCAGAACGATGAGCTATCTTTGATTTCCAGGTTGTGTTCCGTTGTTGATACCGCTCTGATGATCACTTCCACACTAGCTTCAGGAGTAGATTACTCCCTTCTCACTAATCCACTTAATATCGAGTTAAGACTCGGAAAACTTCTCGGTTATTATAAGGCATATGAGTCTGGGAATTTGGATATTCTTGACCCAAACCAGACCACTTACACAGTCGAATCTTTCGAGAACGAAGTTTGTAAGCTTGCTGATGATATCCGCATTTTAGTTGATAAGAAAGCTGTCAAACCAGCTGCAATGCCTACCTTTACCAGGTTCTTATCCACGGCTTTCGAGATGAAATCAAAAATTGAAATCAAAAGAAAATCACGAGTCGAAAAGGATGCACCTTATTTTGTTGGTTTATATGGCAAGCCTGGAGTAGGGAAAACTGCTGGAATTGAAAGAGTGAAACAGGCTGTTTCTACTGCTTATGGCAGGGAAATCAAGCACGAGCATGTTTGGGCTGGTTCTAATGATCCCAACGGTTGGGACACAGGTGCAGATTCCTCCAAACTTTTCTTATCAATCATGGAACACGACAATATTAAGCGTCAGGATGGAACGGGTCAGACTTTCTTTAATATAGCTAATCTTGCCGACACCGTACCATCGGCATTCAATAAACCGGATTTAGAAACAAAAGCTTTTTGCTTTAATTTCCTTCTGGGAGGAGCAGTTTGCTGCAATCAGCAGGATTTTGGTGTTATTAAGAATGTCTCTAGTGCAGGTGCGGTTAAGCGTCGTGTGGATTTCTTTGAGATGAGTGTTAGAGAAGAATATGGTACAATAGATAAGTCCAAGGGTGAAACCCATTATAGACCGGATCCCAAGAAAATTCCTTTCGTCACTCATTCCAATGGTGATGTCTTGCCTTTTCAGGACATTCATATAATTCAGGAATACACTTTCGTTGAAACCCAAGTAAGCAATGATAAGACAGGTTCTTCCAGAGGCACAGTAATTAAGACCATCGGTCCAGAAATGAACGATTCAGAGTGGTCAGCCTTAATGGTCAAGAGGGCTAAAGCGAAGATTAAGGAGTCACGGAATTATAACACACAGATCGATTGGATTCGACAGATGGATCATTGTGCTGTTTGCTCGAATTTGGAACATTACTGTAAATGTTCATGTGGGTTCAAATCTTCGATTCCTTCCCGAGAGGAGAAAGATTCTTTTTCCGGGATTATGGGACGGGAATGGGCAAGACTTAAAGACTATCTGTTGAGGAAAAGAGAGGACACACGTTCCCTCCGCGATTTGTCGGAAAACTCTTTGATTAGCAGAGCCTCGGAGTCAACTCGTGATGAAAGTTTTTCTGATTACGGCTTTTACGGAGAGGCATATGATATGTCGGGGAAATTCCTTTTAAATCTTGGTCCCACAATCTCCTATCCGATCTGTGCTTTTCTCAGTTCTCTTGCCAAAACCACAGCGAGATCGACTTTATACACTTACTTCAACATCCGGAATACCATATTGTGTACCCTCCCATTCCTCTTCAACCCAATTTTGGCTTTCTTCGTGTTCGTGTCTATGTACACAGCAACATGCAGTGTGCATTTCGTCACGGAGAGGGTTGTCACTTCCAGAGTGATTAAGAATCTCATGGCTGGAGTAACTAATCGCTACTGGTCTTCTGCTTTAATTGGGGTAGGAGTTGTCTCACTTATTTCTCTCGGTTTATCAATGAATCGCTCAAAGAAGGAGGATGATGATGATTCGTCAACAATCTCAGATTTAGTGGTGGATAATTCCGGTATAGATCCAATTACCCCTGATGATGTGAGGAAGAGAGTGAATCAGCCAGATATTTGGCTAGAAAGGAAACCAATCGATATAACAACACCTCGTGATGTCAGGACTGCCACTCAGGCTCAGGTTAAAACATTAGTTGACGCTAACACCGCGATAATTAGGTACAACGGACACCAAATCAAAGCACTCTTTGTGACCGGATGTTCTGTGTTAGTCACTGTTCATAAGGATGAGTTAAAGGAAGGATTAACTGTCCCATTTCACAGGCCAGGCACTGAGGGAATAAGGATGGTGCAGATTGTTGATCTTTTTAGAATATCTTCTGACGGCATCCCCACAGATTTATGTCTTGCCACCTTAAATTCAAGATTTATGGTGAGAAGCATTCTCCAGTATTTTGATACCCCCGATTCGTTGTACGCGATGGGGAACCAGATTGGAGGGGCTACCCTTTTCGCTTCCGATGTCCACATATCTGCCCCTTTTGTCGATACTGTTAATACAGAGACACGTTCATTTAAGGGATTAGCTGTTCCCATTCAACACTCCACTAAATCGGGTGATTGCGGGAGTGTAGTCATTAGGAATTCGTGTCCATGTTCAATCGTTGGGGTACATGTTTCTGTCTCAGGCAGTGTGCAATCAAACTGCGTCATAGTCACTCGCAGGTCTTTGGAAACCCTTCTCAAAACATCTGCAATGGATCAGAACATACTCTTTCACGATAATGTATTCATGGACAATTGTCTCGACAATTCTCCATTGATTGGCGAAGACAATCCGAGTGATCGGGTACCTACAAGATTTCTCAGATTGGAAGGTGATGAGTGCACCAAAACTCCTCCTTCAGTTGTTGTGCTAGGGCATTCTCGATGTTCCCGAATCACAAAGAAATCCGAGGTAGTTATCACTCCAATGTCTGCATTTCTTGAGAAAAACGGAATCCCCAGGCTACATGGAGCTCCCCCTCTTAATTCTAACCGAGCTTTTTCTACTGTTCTTCAGTATGGTGCGCGGGGTGAACGTCCTACTGGATATAACCTTTCCCAAGCCATAATTGGGCATTATTCCCACCGTGTAGCAAATGCCATGAAGAAACGGAATATGACAGTCAATATGCTCTCATTTCATGAAGCTATGCACGGTATATACGGGAATAAATACGCAAAACCTACCGCTTTAAACAAGGCTAATGGGGGTGGTGTACCCGGAAAGAAGAAGGGTAGAGTTTTTAAGACCGTGAATTATGATGAAGACTATGTCGGGATGATTCTCCCGGAATTTGAGGAACACTCTTCCCCTCACATATTTGGGATAGAGCTTGAGAACGCTCTCGATGAGGTGAGTCTATCTGATACGGAGTGTGCCGGTATCGGGGGTTTCCCCTTTGATTCCGAGGCCGAGATGAAACCAAGAGTCAATCCTGACATGAAGAGAGGAGTTGATAAAATTTACTCCGAATTGAAGGCCGGTAGGTCAATGAATGTGGCAGTTTGGGCAGCTATAAAGGACGACCCCACTCTCTTAAGCAAAATTGAACAATGCAAGGGGTATGGTCGCGTGGTCACATCTGTGTCGTTTGAAATGCACATATTCGACACAATGATTCTAGCCGAGCTACTTGCACATCTTAGGACGATCCCTCTCGAATCTGGGTGTTACGAGGGAATATCATTTCTGAGTGAAGACTTTAACGATATCGCTTTTCATCATATGGATTTTCCCATTCGCCCTTTTTGTCTCGATTTGGACACAATCAAGATGGATTTGAGTTTTATGGAAGATGGTCCCAGGAAAACATTCTGTTGTCTTGGACTGATGTGTATCCTAATGGGAAATACCGCTCTCGGGGAATTAGTTATTGCCCGTGGACTTGATCTATCAATCCCTTTCATGAATTTCTTCGGAGAGTGGATATCGATGTTCATGAATACCAGCGGAAACAAGGCAACAATCACCATCAACAACATTTCTGGCGTCCAGTTACGTATCCGCGAAGTGTATGTGGCTATGATTGTTTCATTGCGCCATTTCGGTAAGGTAGATTTGACTGATCTAGAGTTCGATGCCTTACACATAATATTGGACAACTTGACCAAGCTTGAGGCTGAAGAGCATCTTTCAAATTACGAACGGGATGTTCGTGTCGGGTCTGTTGGTGATGATGCAATTCTCACCACAATCGACAAGCAGTTCCGAATGACTTTCATCTGTAGCTATTTCTCATCCAAAGGGGTCGGCATTACAGCGTCAGACAAGACAGGGAATCAATCTGATTATCTTGATTTAAAGGATCTCTCTTGTTGTCAACGCAGTTTCAGGTGGTGTGAAGAGCTTAAGAGAATTGTTGGACCACTATCTCTTAGATCTATAAGTCGCAGCTTGCACTGCTCTATTCCCTCAAGTGTGGACCCTGTATTAGTTGAGCAAGACGTTATAACTACAATTAAGGAAGAATTGTGGTTCCATGGTGAGGAAATATATACCAATTGGACAGGGATGATTGACAAGTCCATTCTTGAATCAATGAGGGGAGGAATTCACAGTAAGGTACTGGGAATTACTTTCCAGGAAATGGGTGAAATCATGATGAAGAGATTCCCCACGAGCAAGTACAATCTGGAACGCTCGGATAGGATTAAAGCCCTATTTTTGTATCCAGAAACAGCATACGAAGGACTCGCAAACCAGCAGGAAACAGCAAGAGTTGCGGATGATGCACACAGATTACCAGAGTTCCCACCCATGGGGGAAGTCGGGCATGTGCATAATCAAAATGGGATTTCTTCCATCCGTAATCCTGGATCGGAGAAAAATAAAAACTGGATTACCACAACAGAAAATAAATCTAACGGCAGCGAAGTTGTCCAGAATATCAACTTCCATTTACCTGAATCGGCTGAATCAGGCTTTATGTACCCTTCAGCCAAAGCGCCTCGCGTCGCTCTTACACACGATACAATGGAGAATGTCACAGAACGGC